TTATTGGCAACGAGTGCTGTAGCTGAAGCTGAATCAAGTCCTACTGTTCCGGAACCATCGTGATATCCCTGGGGGATCGTGTAGGGTGTGGCCTTGCTTGAGATCGTGCCGGTCACTGCTCCTCTGTTGGGCATAGAACCCGTTAATACAGAGCCGTTCTTTGCAAATGTCTTTGTTGCAAGGACTTCTGCCTGTGTTGCGGTACAGTCTGAAGAATCCACATCATAATCGCAAGTACCTGTTCCAGGTGCGCCGGAAGGGAGATGGAATTTCGCTCCTCTTAACACCTGTGCTGCTGTGACGGTATCACCCGTAAGATCTATAAGTGTGTTACCGCCATAAATAACTTTGTTTACATATTCGTTAGCCATTATCAATATCCTCCGCTATAAATACTGTCTTTCCGTCATATATGTTTGATGTCTCATAGTATGGGACTTTTAATACCGTTACATTATCTGCCATCAGTTTGTCCCGTGTCTCTAACTCCACCGGATCATAAGGCCGTGGCGTGACAACATATGGTCCGGCATACGTAGGAGCAGTGCCACCGACCTGAATCGCTGTAGAAAGGTCAAAATCGAGCGTTTCATCTGCCCCTACGTCAAATTCAAAGACTTGGTCTACTATGGCAAGATCAATGCTATAAACCATTACATCAGCCATTCGGTAACTCCTTATCCAAGAGGTTCGTATCATTATTTATTACTTTCTTCGTTGAACACGCCCTCTTTGTCCTTGACCCGTCCTGATAAAGCCAATTGATCTGGACTTTGACTTTGCCCGGCAGACTCAATGTCTCTGCCTGGGTCAGGTATATGCTTACTTCTCTTCCGTCTATGACGAGGTCTTCGTTCTCCTTCGTCAGAAGCTCATTCTCGTTCATATCGCTGAATGTCACATATACCCTTGAAGCCAGGGACAGATCAACTGTCTCATCTTTAAATCTGAAAGTAAATGTAGGTGTTGTTCCTCTTACCATTGCTATTGCTCCTCTTAATGAACGGGCAAATTCCGTATTTCCCCGCCCTCTTCATATTCACGCTTTACTCTCCCGTTCCCATCAAGATCCACATAAGCGTGGTATTCTTCAAAGATGCCATCGTACTCTTCCGCATCTATGTAGCCTTGCGCTTTGTATTTCGCAGCACATTGCAGTAAATGAGATCTTGAAAGGCTTTTCAGGATGATTTCAGCGGGTGTCTTTTTCTTCTTTTTGTGCCGATATACTTCCATCAGCATCGTACCCACCCAATTTGAGCCGAGGATGATGGCTATCAGCTGAATAACCATCTCTATATCCATAATCTACTCCTATACCGCATTAAGAAATCTCTGGAATGCTTTGGCTGTGTTCTCACCAAGATGTCCGTCTGGCGTTCCACAGTTAAAGCCTTTTGCATTCAGGAACTTCTGAAGTGCCATTACTGTTTTCTCACCCATATATCCGTCTACGGTCCCGCAATTGTAACCCTGCTTGTTAAGGTAGGTCTGAAGGGACTTGATAGTAGGTGAGCCACCATCATCGTAATCAACGGCCAACAGGTTCATCTGATACTTATATGCTCCAATTTTCTGTCCGCTGATCCATCCGTCCCTTGCAGACGTGCCTAACCACTCCTGCATCCTTAATACGGATTTTCTGCCGAGCAGACCGTCTACCACGAGCTTTTCGGGTTCTACTTCGATAGGTGTAGGCTTCTGACCTTTCTGCACGTCACAGCCGATGTCTTTCTTGAAGTTATTCCATCCTGTTTCGTTGGTGACGAAAGTGATGGGGCATAACTTTCCGTTGACATCAAAGTGCCTGATAACGTGTGCATTGTCTATGTCATATAACTCGCAGAGTGCCTGACCGAGAGCTTTTGCGTTTGCCAAAATCTTTGCGGTATGCTGTCCGTTTACAGAACACATCTCGATTGAGATGGAATTGGCATTGTTGACGATTCCCCAATACTTGTGTCCTTTGGAAGCATAAGGGGAACCCTGGTCAAGCCATCCCGTAGAGCCTACTGAAAACGCAACATAGTTATCAGGAACAGACTGTATGATTTCTGTTTCATCTACGAAATAGTGGGCAGAAGCATCTACATATGTCCTTGCGAAGTAGTTAGCATTTGCTCTTGCTGTGTCGGTGCTGTTTCCGGTGTAGTGGTATACAAGCCACTTAATGGAGCTTGTTGATCGTGTGCCACCGTAGTTATCGCTTCTTGCGAGGATCTTACTGATTGCTATCATCGTCTTTTGCCTCCTCCTTGTAGTAATTCTTGGATGATACTCCTATAAGTGCTGCGATCAGAATGCCCACCGCTGCAATGGTAGTCCCGATTTCCGTCAAGTACGGGAACTCCCAAACCTTCCCAAGCGTAAGCCAAAAGCCTTCCAGGGCGGGGATCGCAACGAGTGCGAACCATTTGAAAAATTGATATGCCTTGTCTGATAACTTCATTTCCTTACCTCATTTGAAGAATGATATATAAAAGTGGTACTGAATATATGTAACTGATAACCCCTATAACCAGGGTCAACATCAGTAGAACTATTGCGATGCTTTTCATCATTTCCATTTACCTGTGAAATCCAAATAAACCGTTATACTTGCTATGGAAGTATATGTTGTCGGAGCTATCGCATATAAAGTGCCTGTGTGCGCAGTATTACGGTCTGTACTTTCAATGATCCATACCCTCGCAGAGGTGGACATTGCATATGCGCTTCCTTTTGGTCTTGATGTGAACGTGAACGGGAAGTTTAATGTTCCTAAATTGCAGCTGTAATCAGAACCCCAAGTAGTAGTCACCGCTTTGCTTGAGTACGTGGTTTCGCCCCATATTTCAGCAAACCCGCTGTTCCACTTGCGGTATGTCCAAATACCGGACGTGCCTTGCTCAACCACGGTGTCTATGATCTTCATCCCGCCTACATAGACATCGGATGCATCTCCGTTAATCAGCCATCTGTTCTGAACATCAGAAAATACACCGTGATTTGTGCCTCCCGCCCCGACTTGTAAAGACACACCTACATTTGTATCTGTACGCAATGCACCTGTGCCTACCCAACCAGAGCTTTTGGAGACTTTGATGTTGTTGCCCACATATACACCGTAATTCGCATCAACTGTGTCAGGCGCTACCATCAGTAATCCTATCTGATTGCCCTCTCCGTTAATGTCTATGGTGAAGTTTTCTGTGGAAATGAACGTGGTAAGTACTTCATCCTGATGACCCGTTACCGAAAGGGTAAGCGTGATATCATATTGCCTATCGGCTTCTAAATTGCCACCGCCAAACACAATATCTACGGAAGTGCCTGTCGAAGTGGTGATCGTTGTAGGTTCAGCAGAGCTGCCGTGTTCTTTATATTTTGCCGTTGCAGTAGTAGGAAGTGTTGACCCCGCCAAAGAGCCTTTTGTCCACGCGAACTGAAGTCTTGCATAAGAGCCTGTGCCATTGTTGGTTGAGCCAGATAAGTCTGTTGTCCTATAAGCAGATACCGATCCTGACACGAATTTTGGCGGGATATAATCTTCCGTCCATTGAGCTGTTAATGTGGTGTTGGACGGAATTGTAATACTGTCTGCAGGCTGATATGTAGTTCCGCCTGTTGCCCACCCCGTGAACCTGTAATACTGTTTCGTAGGTAATGTGGCAGGGATGGTGAATGTTGCCGATGTAGTGGCGTTGTATATGGGTTTTGTTTCACTTTCGGGGCCACCGGAACCACCATTTACGTTGTATGAAAGAGTGATATCTTTCTTCCAGATCGCATATAATGTGGCTGTTGCGTTGTCTGTATATGAGCCGTTCGGCTGATATGAGGCGGTTGTCGATGCCGAGGATGTACCCCATCCCATAAATGTCCATCCGTTTCGTGACGGTGTGGCTGATGTAGGGATGGTATATGAGCTTCCGTAGTACTTGGACCCCGAAGTGGTTGTTCCCGATGTTCCACCATTTGCATTGAATGTTATCGTGTACTTTGCAAGTGCCGGGATAGAAATCGCCGGACTTGTGGCAGTAGAGGAAGTCCCCCCATAGGTGAAGTTAACGGCTGCACTTACATAAACGGTCTGTGCGCTCGTTGTCTTGGTATAGGTGAACGTCCTGGTACTGCCTATCATATTCTTGCTCGACTGAACAGGAACATCGTAATATGTAGTGCCGGACGAAGGTACACGGATACTGCTCTTGCCTGTACTTGACAGCGTTACATACCAGTTACCCGCTGTGGATACCGAGTTAGCGGTACAGAATGCTCCGGCAGAAGTAACTGATATCGTATATGTGGTATCCGTACTTGAAGTGGAGTACGTTATATACCCTTTAAAATAATCTGATGTTTCTGAACCGTAGTATGTTGCCATTTAGGTTACCTTCTTTAAGCTTAAATGTCCGTTGGACCTTGCGATCCATCTTAAGACGCCTGTGCCTTGCATCGTCTGCATCATTACTGTTTCGAATCTTCCCTCGTAAGCATTGAATGTCTGACCGCTTGCGAATGCTGTAGTATTACTTCCGGAAAGGAAGTTAACAGCCTCGTTCGTGATTTGGACTTTGTTGTTGCTTGTGGTTTTACCGAGTGTTATTAGCGGTCCTTCGGGCGGATCGGGTACTATCGTGATGTACCCTTCATAAAGATCCTTGAAATTATTTACTGATTTCGTGATTTGCGTGGATCTATCGTTAAGGTCTGCAAGCGTCTCTGTAAGTGTTTTGCCTGATAGATTGATCGTGGCCCCGCCTATCGTCAGCGATCCGTTGTATTTTGGATCATATGCGATGTATGCGGTCTCATTGCCGATGTACTGCGGTCTGGTGGAATTAAAAGTGATGTTCTCACCTACTGTTGTTACATTGACTCCCGCTCCGTCATACACATAAAAGCCATCGCTTGCGATTAATACCTTGTAATTCTCGCCTTGCCTTGCATCAGAATCTTCCTGGCTTTCGCCCGTAGCCGGAGTAGTGCCACTCCCTATGCCGTTGGGAAGCACCCACAAGCCTCTTCCTGTTACCGCCAAATGAGACATAACGAACGATTCCATAGCCTCATCTACGGTCAGTACGTAGTATGTACTCAAAGCGGAAGCTTCCGGATAAGTTACGGGAGTGTAATCCCCCGTCTGCGAATCGTAGGTGAAGTATACTTTGCCTTCCTGCACCTCTGTGTCAGGGGTCAGGACGAACGATCCGTGTTCTTTTGCCCAATCAAGGACCCCTATGACATCTTCGACTACTCCCAACTGATCAAGGGCGGCGTTCGCATATTTACTAGCATCTCTCGCCTGCTGTGCTGATTCTGTTGCAGATACTTCGGCATTATATGCGGATATCGCTGACGCTTGAGCTGATGCTTCTGAATTGCTTGCAGACTGTGCTGAAGCCTGGGCAGAGGCTTCTGAATTACTTGCGGACTGTGCAGAGGCTTGCGCTGAAGCTTCAGCATTGCTTGCTGATGTCGCTGCGGCTGATGCGCTTTGTGCCGCTCTGTCAGCAGAACCCGCTGCGGCATTCGCCTGGTCTGCAGCGGCTTGCGCCTTTGCTTTAGCGAAATCCACAGCATCGACCATTATGGTGGTCTGATTCATATCTGCTCTGGTATCATCCCCGTTTATCGTAGGATCTACATCCGTAATTGTTGCGCTGAATGTGGAACTCATCGCACCATTGAACCGATGTGATACCGAAAGCACGGGTAATGTGTATGTTTCACCCATCGGGGATGTGACCGTTATGGTGTCTCCAAGATCGATATGAGGCTGACCCGGTAAGGTAAGCGAATACCCGTAATGTGAGAATCCGTTGTTCCCTATCGCTGCCTGACCTAAAGCATATGTCTCGGTTGATGAGATATACTTATTTGTATTTATGACTATCGTTCTTCCGCCACCAGGGGTGTAGGAGCGAGGCCACTCGATCTCATCTGTCTGTTCTTCTCCGCTTGGGTTGGGGTATGTGTATCTCACTAACACCCTTTCAAAAGATACTTCCTGCTCCGAATCTATGGTGAAATTACTTGATGTGTAATCGTATGGTCCATAGGACTGAACAGATGTGTCTGTGTATCCCCTGACAAAATCGAGTGTACCTGACCTGCTCATCTTGGCATTACATCCCAGACGAAGAGCTAACTGTGCGATAACATTTCTGTTTGTGCCTTCCGGTGCTTCAAATATGGACACCGTATTAGGATTTGCGCCACCGTACATACCAATCGTGAATGTGGGATATGTCTCTCTCAAAATCGTCTGTAATTCCTGTAAGACCCTTAAGATGGTGTATCCTGTCGATGTTCTCGGTGGTGGTGGGTAAATCAAGTATGACCTGTAAGCATCTATCAACTTCCAGGAAAAATCCTGCGCCCTTATGGTGGTGAACAGATTCCTGTGGGATATGTCCTTTTGCTCTGCATAAAACACTCCCATAGGTACATACTCAAAAGCTCCGTCAACATAGTATCCAAAATATATGCTTATAGGCTGCCCTACTACTACGCTTGGGAGCGCACTTGTGAGGACGGTCATCGTTGCTTCTGATGTGTTGAATGTGCCTATGGCAAAAGCACCGCTGTCTCCCACATTCCCGTTTATCGTGATCTCTGTGATAGCGGAAGCATTTATCCTCGTGTTGTTTATTAAGATGTATGCATCTGCGTAACCTACGGGTGACAATGATGCATTTATAAATCCTGTTGATACGGGTCTCATATCACATCTCCACGAAATCTAACTGAAGACTGTTCCAGACATTAAGCACTCCATTATACATAGGTGCTATCCTGTCTCCGGAATACATTACTTTACACGTGGGGCCG